AAGATCGTTCCCTTTGCGGCTACAGTCCCGTCAACACCGCCCTCGAGCGTCGCGGCACCGAAGATATTTCCTTCCGCGGTGAGTACCTCGGTAGTAGCAATGCCGTTACCGGCAGTCCCCTTGACTCTCGCGGTGATCGTTGCGGCATTAGCGGCAAAATCCCCACAGGTGACATCCGGGTGCGCTGTGCAGACCTGGCCTTCACCAATGCCGTTGATAGCAGCCTTGATGTTGGCCTGCGTTGCGGCAGCGTCCAAGCCGATCGCAATGTCTCCGTCTTCGGCCGGGGTCTCCACGAATGTGTAAACCTTCGTGCCGATCGTCATCGTATCGGCTGCAGTCGGATTCGTGGCAATGGTCAGCGTACCGGAAGCAGCGACAGCATTGACCGCAGTGCCGAAGCTGACCATTGCCGCAGCCAGTTTGGCGTCGATCAAGACCTGCTTGGCATCAATTAAGGCCAACAGACGAACCATGTTGGCCTCGATCTCAGCTGCACTGCCGCAGTCTAAAAGCCTAGGATCAGTCATACGACATCACCTCAGGCTTTCTTGTGCAGGTAGATACCTTTGGTCTTGTTGTCGAAGACGTCCGCCAGACCGTACGCACGGTATGCGAACTTCCAGGCATCAGCGGTCTGATTCTGTTCCGGGGAGATGATCTTCGGGACCGCGTGTTTCGTGAACTGCAGCACAGCCGACGGATGAACACACAGGAAGTTGATATCCTTGCCGGTCGAGCTGTCTTTCTCGTAGCCGCCGTCTTCCTCACCGCTTGTCGTGCCATCCAGCAGGTTAATCACGGTGTAGAACCGGGTCTGTGGGACGCGGACGACCTTGGAGAAACGAGCGAGCACTTCACGGCTGGCCGTTGTCGCCATATCCTCGACCAGTCCGACCAAAGTCGGGGTGATGTACAGGATACGCCCCTCGTAAGGGACTTCGGACTCGTCCATCGCGGACGCAGCAACGCGCAGTGCAGCGACGACACCCGCACCATCAGACAGCGTAGCGCCTGCAGGTGTCGTTCCGGCGAGCGAAGCGTACTTCGCAAACCGGAAGGCGTCCAGTTCAGGGACGACCTTGACTCGCATGAATTCGCCGGCCAGACGGCCAAAAGCGACACCGATGGTCTCTTCATTGTCCATCGAGTCGATCACGAACATGCGGCCGCGATCGTAGTTGAAAGCAAGCGTTTCCCAGGTGAGGGTCTGATCACCAGAGACATACCCAGTGTTGCGGGCATAATCCGCGAGGCCCTGCAGGACCATCTTCGGAACGATGATCTCGCTTGCGTTGGCACCTTCACGGGCCAGGCTGGAATCGGACTCAAGGTCCGCGGTCAGAGCGGCCAGCTTGTAGACTTCATCAAGCAGGGCGCTATACTTCTTGGCAAGGGCGATAGTGTTGGCCATTTCGATTTACCTCATTTCCTTTCGATAGGCAGGCCGAATGCGCGGCGCATAGCGGCGTCAGTGGCTCCTGCCTGGTTGTCTCCGGCTCCGATTTTGAAGCCGGGCGTCTGCTGTTGCTGATTCGGGTCGGTTGTCGTTTTCCATTCAGGGAACTTGGTCAGAACAGCCTCAACTGCTGTTTTAACCGCGGCCGAGTCTACCTTGCCATCGGCCACCTTGACCGCCTTGAAGTCGGCCATGGATAACACAGTATCAAGCCTGTCAGTTCGGATCTGAAGTCCCGCGGCCTGGATCGTGGCATCAGCTTTGATCAGAATCGCATTGGCTGCAGCCATGGCCTGTTGGGCCTGCTGCTGGGCGGCATCAACCGCAGCCTGGGCTTCAGGTGTCATCTTTTTGGCTTGTTCCGATTTGTAGGCGGCGATCGCTGATGCTGCCTGCTCCTCGGTCATTCCCTGTTGCTGGAAATAGGATTTAAGCGCTGCCTGGCTCGCCCTGGTCGTCCGTTCCGTTGTGATGCGGTCGATCTCGGTAAGCTGGTCAGCTGTGAAGGTGACGCTGGCGGGGGGCGTCGCGGATGCCGCCGGTGGTGTTGCTGGCGCAGCCGCGGCCGGTGGAGTACCACCACTGCCCGAATTCGCGGCAGTGGGGGCGGGTTCGGCCAACAGTTGCAAATTGATTCGTTTCAGCATTTCAATTCTCCCGTTTAACGCCCGTCGGCAGATTTCCGTTTATAGCCCGTCGGCACATCCCCGCTGCCTCATGCGGCCGCAGAAATGAAAAGGGACGCCGCAGGAGGTGAACGGCGCCCGGTTCCTATGGCAGCGAAAGCCCTTGTCATGCTTTCGAGGATAGGTGTTACGCTCCGATCTTTTCCCGTGCCGGCTGCCGGCGCAGTTGCGGGCTCTCTCGGATGTGATCCCGCATTTTGGCTTGTAAATCCTTCACTTTGGCTCCATACTTGGCTTGATTGGCCGGATCCACGGATCCAGTCTCAAGGCGCTTGTTCTTGCGGATCTGTCGCTCGATCTCTCGCTGTCCGACCTCGGATTCATAGTTTTTTTTGACCTGTTCCTCGTCCGGCAGCTCCGGCAGCGAGTTGATGCCCTCGAAATACGGTGACCCGGGCAGGTGTCGGCAGTTCGGATGACCGAGTCCGGCGGCGATCGCCGTCGACAGCAGCGGGTAATTACCCTCTGCCGCTGTGCCTTTGGCGTAGACATCGTCGATCAGCACCCGGCCTTGCCACGGGCTGCACAGCTCACAGGTGGATCCAAGAGCAGACATGATGATCAGGTGCTGCCCCCAGTCGTCCATGACAGCACCCTGGGCTATGGCGCCGGTCCGGGCCTGCTGGGTTCGCAGCGCCATCTCCGAATAGCTGGAGATATTGACCAGGTTACCGTTCTTGTACTCGATACAGCGGATGCCCTGCGACAGAAAGTCATTACTGGCCAGATCGACTGCCTGCGGCAACGTAACGGATCCAGTCGCGAAATAGGTCTGCGACCGGTAGATGATTTTTCGGTACTGGTCATCCATCAGCCGCAGCGCACTGTATTCCGCATTCGCGAAATCCTTCTCAATGGCGTTGATCAGGGCATTCAGCTTATCCTGGTTGACCCCGAAGAAATTACGGTCGTCCAGCCCGGGGATGTTCACGAACAGACCGAACTCGGACGCTCGTGTGAAGATACCGTTTACCCGTTCAGCCGTTTTCGCAAATTCAGCGGTCAGCAGCTGCTCAGTTTCGGCCTTGACGGACTTGGAATGCTCCGCAATGATGGCCGCATTGGCCTTCTGGTATTGCTGGATTGCTTCCAGCTTCCTGGTCTGCCACTGCTCCCACTCGAAGCCTTCTTCGCGCTCCCAGGCCATATGCAGCGCCAGGGTTCTCCGTTGGCTGGCTATCAGGTCCAGCTCCATCTGGCTGTAAATGGCCGCGATATCATAAGGCTCCATTGAATCACACCTTTACCGACCGCACCTGCGTCCCTCTGGCCTGCAGCGCGTGCACAGCCCGATCCAGGGAAGCGCGGTCTGTGAAGATCGTCTGCTCCATGGTCCAGACATTGCCCTTGCCGACCGCGACTATAGCGCACTGCTTGAGCTTGCGATACTTTTCCTTGGCGGTCGCTATCATGCTGTCGAGGGTCTTCGGTCCGACCTTGTAGATCTTTGCGCCAAGGCTTACCGTGATCGTCGGCTGGTCATTTTGGGGCTCCGTTTTTGGCGCTACAGGGAACTGCTTTTCAGGAAACGGCAGCGTCTGCAGCTGGCTCATCTGGTTTCTGTCCTGGTTCATTTGGTTTTACCTCCCGTGCTCTCTTCGATGATTGCACCAGCCTGTTCTGCCGATAGCGGCAACGAACTGCTGATCAGGTTGATGGCCGCCGCTCTGGACAGGTCGCCGGCTTTCACCGACTTGACTATTGACAGCAGGCTGGACATCTGTGCGCCGTTCAGGTTGACCTTCTCCGGGATCGCTGCAGCTACTGCAGGATCAGACTCGGCGGTGGTCATCGGCTTGGCCGGGTTCGGTACTTCACCGACCGCTGGCTCGTTCATGGTCATGATGCCGCGCAGTTCCTTGATCCGCTGGACCTCGGTCGCTTTCCATTCGTCGTCCTTGGTGTCGCCCCAAAGCTCTTCAACCTGGGACTCGATGGAAAGCAGATTCCACTGCGAGGCGGTACCGATGGACTGCAGCTGCTCATCGAATGACGGGCTGCTGTACTCGCCAAAATTGACGGTAACCTCGATCTCCCGCGGCGTTCTGCTCGCCAGGTTATCGAGAGCCGTACAGGCTGCCTGGACCAGCTTTGGCCAGGCTTCGTTCAAAGCGTCAATGATCTTCTGCCGGGTCCAGAGGGTGGTCTTCTCTTTCTCCCGCTGTGCTTCGGCGTTGTCGGTCTTCTTCAGATCGATGCCCAGGGTTGACGGCGACATGATGCCCACCAGCGCCATGTCCAGCGCCTGGGCGTAGCCGGCAGCGTGCTCTGCAGCCAGAATTCCGGGCGAGAAAGTGGACATGGCCGGTTTACCTTCCTCAGTCATGATCGTTTTTACAGCCACGAACATATCATCAAACGGACTCGGCCGCTTGATCTTGCCCGTTTCAGTGTCCCGCTCGAACATGTCTTCGGGCAGGAACTGTTTGACACGGCCCTTGCGGTAGGCGTCCCACCATTCGGATACAACCTCGTCCAGGGCGTCGAAGGCCGGCGTCTTGGATGCGATCAGCGAAGCGCCGCGACCAGCCCATTGCGGAGACTTGAAAATAATCAGCGGCACAGCCAGCATTTCACCCGTGAAAGTGACTTCCGGCTGGATATTTTCGGTTTCCGGAACAGCGCCGAGAAGGACTTCGCGATCCGTGCCACCGGGTGTTATCGCAAACATCTTGGATGTGATTTTTCCATCAGCATAGTGTTCGTCTAGTCTGTAACGCTGCGTACGATGCGTATAGAGCGTATGAAAAACGATCTCTTGCAGCCTGCCGCGCTTGCGGACGAAAGACACACGATCAGCGCCATAGAACTCGATGATCGGCAGCTTCGATACATCCGGATCCAGACTGATCTTGAAAGCACCGTCGCCGGTGACAAGGGCTTCGACCAGCGACTCATTCGCCAGTCGAGACCAGTCGTTATCCTCGGCGATCTCTTCCCAATCCTTTTCGGCTTGACTGTCGTTGATCTCAAAACCGGTAAAGTCACTGACAATGATACCGGCCATGCGGTCGATGATCTGTCCTGGCACATCAAGGTGAATCTTCCGGATCGGCAGCGACGGCACAGCGGCCCAAAACATATTGCTGTCCGGTTCCGCCGCCTTGAAGAACTGCTCAATCTCAGCCGGATCGCCCCGGTACCAGATGCGGTTTCGCAGAACATGGGCGTCAAATGACAGCTTCTGCTCAATGTGGATAGCTCCGGTGTCGGTCCCAGGCTCAATTTCCAGCCATGTCCGCATGGCCGTTTTAATCTTATCCATCAGGCCCATCCTCATGCTCCTATCAGGTATTTCTTGAATGGCTGCGTGCTATACTCGTCAGAGTCCAGGCAGTCGACTGGATAACTCCCATCATCCACCCGGACCCACTCCTTGTCTGCATACTCGTCAGCATCCCAAACCGCATTTTCATAAGCCTCGAACCACGGCAGCAGATGCTGGGCGATCTTCTTGCGACCTTGGTTAATCAGGATCCGCTCCAGGTCGATCCGGTCCAGGATTCCGTCCTTCTTGTAGCTGGGCGTAAC